CCGAGAGCTTGGCGGGTGTGAAGGACTCCATAAGTCATCTTCCCATCTACCTCGATCTCTAAAGCACGTTTATATAGCATGGATCTCATGTCGTAAATCCCTGGGGGTAGTTCCCCGTTGAGTTTTGCGTTAGAGATCTCACTGTCAGAGCGCCAAATGACAGGTGTTAGCCTGCCATTAGTCGTCTGCTTGTTTAGGAGTACTGTTCTCTTGTCGACCACTTCTATTGTTTCTTTTACTATTAAGTGGATTACACACCAGAGATGTTTCGAACCTTGATACGTAGCAGTAGAGAGGTCATTCGCCGGTTTGTTCCGGTCGTATTGGCCACTTTGCTTAAGCTGCGTTGTCGTTGTAGTTCGTTGAGTTTGTTCGTCAAATTCGAATTTGTTGCACTTGGAGTTAATGGTTTTGAATTCGGTTTGCCCTGACTCATCTTCTTGAGTCATTTTAGGACAGAAGGTCCTAGATATTAGATTGATTTCAACTTCTGCAGTCGCAGGTAGTTGATTATATGATCTAAGAAGCCAGAGCAAATTTTTCTTATACATCATGAAACCACTGCACTTGTCAACTATGTCAGTCATTTGTTGGTCCATCCATTTGATTACGGAGTTGTTCGAATAGAACTTCTTCATGTCGCCTGCTTTCTTTTCTTTCTCGGTCCTTTTAATAAGGTGGCCGAATCGGTTCTCTAATCCAGGGAACTCTTGAGTTCCTTGTGTTAGATAGGCAAGCATATTGGTAGGTAGTGTTTCCACATTCTGCCAGCAATCATATGGTAAACCGTCAAGATTGACTTTGTTGCGTTTAAGTGCGTTGTTCCATTCCATGTATGAGAAGATGAATTTCTCACCGTCCGAGTGTTCCAATGGAATTTGACCTTTATCACCTATACCAAGCCAGAAATCCGCTCGACCTTTGCCGTTCTGTATTCGGCGACCAGCCTGACGGATGAAAGACCATTTAGATCTTTCGTAGTCTTGTGATATGTTTGCTTCCTTGTTAGCGCTTTGCACTCTCATAGTCTCTTGTGCTAAAGTACGTACTTTCTCACATGGATATGTAAGATCGTACAGACTCTGATGCATAGAGCCCATAACAGGGAAGGATAAAGGATTACCCATGTGTTGACCTACAAGTTGCTTAAATTTGTAGTCGTCATCGGGTAATAACGATACGCGATTTGTGTAACTTAAGGCGTCTTGAACCGCCCTCGCAGCCGAGGGTTCCTTTCGGAAATCCATGTCAAGCTCGCGCATATAAATGGTGAAGTACCCAAGTACGACATCAATTATATTTGCGTTCTCTGTGTCAGTTACGTTTAACCGATACCGACGACATGCATTCTTGCAGGCGGTTTGCGACACCTCCTTCAGATAATGATCTGTACATCCTCTTAGATCTCCTGAATGGATGAACACGTCTTTCTGACCGACTTTCTTACCAGCTTTTTTTAGTACGGAGTATGTTCTTTGTGCTGAAAGAAGCCACGAGTTGTGGGGTTGAAACCCTTCTGCGTTCACAGGCGTATTTCTGAGAAAATCAGTGAATACTTTCTGGATCGTTGATGCTAAAAAGCTTAACTCGTATGGAAGCATTGTCAGATGACGAGCTTTAAACCCCTTCCCGCCTACCATAGTATGGAGAAGAGGTGGATGCAAGTGCGGGCACGCCCTTGCGTCTCTAGGACAAGTATGTATGTAGTCTTTGATTTCTGCATACAAGCCCTTATAAAGTTGATCAAATATGAAGCTCAGGCCGTAAAGAATATCGTTAACACTTGCTCGTTTCAAATCCTGAACAAGTTCGAAAGGTACTGCTGCTCTAACTAATGAACTTGCTCCGCCCATTGAACTTGATCTTTGGAAACAACCGGAATCCGAAATCCATTTCGTATTCCTCGGTGTAACGACAGTTTCGCTCACACGAAACAATCCGTCGAGACACTTAATACCATTGTCGATGGTTTTCAGTGATCTCTTCAGACTTTTTTCTTCTGGCCTAAAAACATTTACCCATTCTTTTAACTTTGTTGTGGGGGAAAATGGTACTGGAAGAGCCTTCATCCAGTGTGAGAATTGTGCTAAATACTTTCTTGGACAATGTTCAAGTATTGTGTGCACTCTTGTCTTAGGTAACAAAGAACTGTTCACGTAACGTTCGCGACATTCTAAGGCAAATTCTCTCATGCGGATAACGGTCATTTCAACCGATGGGTTATCAGTCAGACTACAGATATAGTTCAGTAGTAATCCGAGATAACTCTCCGCGCGTAGATATTGTGGGTTCATCTTATGGGGTTTCAGCACCATAAAAGTGCTGGCGACCATTTCGGCTAAATACCGTATGGTCTTATCCTCCCATATTGCTAACTCAGCATCGGGCCCCAAGCTTTCTACGAAGCGCCCCTGGATCCTCCCTTCCGTTAAAGAAGAGAGGTCTTTGTTAATTTCATTATAGGTATCTGAAAGGGAATTGACTTCACTAGCTAGTTCTAGTGTTGAAGAGTTGATTTCTTGACGAATATAGTCAAAGGTGCCTGTATTTTTTTGGGTTTTTTGTTTTTTATGTATTTTATTGTGGGTTAATACCAGTGTTTCAAGATCTACTTGAACTCCGCAGAATTTGTTACCGTAAAAAGATATAAGATTGTCGACACAGTGAAGTGTCGGTTCTTCCTCTCTCGCTACGATGGACAAAAGCTCTTGGAGCCCGTTGAATCCGTTCGACTCGTACCAAGCCATTTTGTTTGCACTCTTATTGACTCTTCTCAACCAATTGTCGTTAATGAAGTCGGCGAATAGAGGGAGTCTATTTCGCAACTGGGCCTGGACCCGCTTGACGCGATGGTCTAGGTGTGCCAGCTGGTCTGACAAACTCTCCTTTTCCTCCTGTAAGAACCCCTGCCAAGAATCCAACGCCAAATTCTTGCCCCTTGAGGTTAAGAATTGAACGTTCTTTCTTAGCAATGGCTGCATCGATACGCTTTTT